GCCGCGGTGGGTCCATCATTGGCCATAATTTGGGCGTTAGTTTTACCTTTTCTGGCGACGCCGTCTGCTGCTTTTGTGTATGCCATGAAATAACTCCTTAAGATATTGTGACTGTACCAACACTTGCGCGAGAAACCAAGTAGTTTGGTGTTAAAACTGTATCAAAACTGCTAGCGCCGCCAACCGGCCCCCAACCCCATTGAATGTCCCGTGAACCTCCAGAAGGGTTTCCGTTTGCATTCAAACCAGACGTCACATAACTTCTGTCAGGACGTGGGTTCCTTAGACCCTGCGGATCATCCACTGGGTACATACCTAATTGCAACTGAGGTTGATCTGGGTCCCAACACTCAGGGCATACCAAGAGGTCGTAGTTCTTGGTTTTGATAATCTCACGCTTTAACAGTTTGAGCTTAAAGCGTTCCCCGCAGCGGTCGCACTCTGCAATTGCAATTTTGCCAGAAGCAAACCGATTACCCATCAGGTGCCCCCAATATACTGCTGACGAGGTACGAAACGAACTGCCGCTTTTTCACGATCTTCGCTAGAAGCTAAATCCCATGCCTCATCGTACTGCTGTTTTAAAATAGGCAAACGTTCTGCGCCTGTTGGTACTTTTAATGCCAAATGATATGCAAGGCCCGCAACCATACAAGGAAGGAAACGGAATGGTAAATCCATCGTGTTGACACCTGTTCCAGCATCTTGGATACGGCGTAAACGCCAGTACACAAACGTATACGTTTGTGAGTCATCAGGAACAGGCCAAACAGTAATACTAGGGTTATCCACTAGACGTTGTATCCAAACTTGAATAGGTCGAGCCTGTTGCAGCTTGTTTGGGATTGTGGCGTAAGTAGAAACACTAATACGTGTAATAGTCAAATCTGCTTGCGTAGCGGTATTACCAGCGCCTGTGCGAATAACATGCTCTAGCAAATCTACTGTATCTGCTGGTAAATTGTATGTAGCCGTACCGGGCACTAGCGTGATGCTGCCCTGCTCGTACGTAAACATGTTCAACCCTTTGTTTGCCCATTCAGCAAACATTAGGTTTAAAGACCGCCTTGCTGTCTTTAAGTCATAACCAGTACGCAACTCCGAACCAGCACGCTCAAACGCTTCCTCCACGATTTCCGTGAGGTCCATGTTGAACGATGCGATTCCGGAGGTGGCCATAAATTACTCGTCTGTAGGGGTGGGGGCTTCTTCAACCACTGGGGCTTCTTCAACCACTGGGGCTTCTTCAACCACTGGATCTGGGGCCAACAAAGACTCCACTTCATCAATCAAGGCTTGGACGTCAGCGTCTACACAGCCCAACGCAGCAGCTTGTTGGCGTGCCGCCATTTGAGCGCACATTAAAATAATATTGAGGTTCATCTTAGTTCCTTACACAGTGTTACCTAAACTGCGCTGTTTTTTTAGCGATGGTTTTTGGTTGGTTTACGAATTGTTGTCCGGCTTTTTTGCCAGCACGTTTTGCACGCGTTGTTGCAGCGTACTCAGCAGGGCTGAGACTTTTGATCGCAGCGCTTGGAAGGTATCTTTCACCCGTGTCAGAAGAGCGTTTGCCACTTTTGGTTCTCCATTTCTGGTCGCCCCAATCTTTAAGGGATTGTTGCGGCGCTTTCAATCTCGATACCCCCCACCCGCTGCTTTGTACTTCTTAGCAACAAGTTGAGCTTTACGCGCTGACCACTGACCTGCGCCTGTACCATGAGTAGCCGCTGCTTTTACTTGGGACACAATCCTCTTACGAAGACTGGGTTTTGTGTAATTGCCAGCCGCATTTACTTTACCACCAGCGGCGTATTGTGTGAAGTCCGTGTCATCCCGACGGGCAGTCTTCTTACCCTTTGGCATTTTAGAGGGAGCAACTGCCCCCATTCCACGGCTGGCCATCATGATTACACCATCTTACCGCGGGTCTTGCCCTTGGTGCAGCAGCCGTCAGCACGGCTAGAAGCAGTCATACCACCTTTGTTGTAGCCCATGTCGCTAATCTTTTTACGATCTTTAGCGTCTTTAGCGTCTTGAATAGATTCTTGCATTGCGTCAAAGTTAGCGGGTTTTTGAACGCCGCGTGACTCACGCTTCATTTCAGCGTCGGCCTCACGTTTGTCTTGAGCATCTCGCTCTTCTTTTTTATTTATTAAATGAGCCGCGCCAATACCGCCGCCAATTACGCCAGTTTTCATGGCTACTACAGCAGGTATATACCCGCCACCGCCACCGCCACCGCCACCAGAATTTGGTTTGTCGTTGAGTCTAGGTCTCATAATATTTCCTTAACAAATCTTACCGCGAGTTTTTCCTTTGGAGGCAATGCCATCAGCGCGTTTGGAAGCGCTACCAGTCATACCACCCGACGCCATTTTCTTTTTAACAGCGCCACCTTTTTTGTAGCCGTATCTACCTGCGCCACCAGTTGTATCGGCTTCAGACAGAGGTTTCTTTCTAAATCGAGCGGCGGCGGCTTCAGCAGCTTCTCTGGCCCTAGTAGTCATGCTAGGGGCGGCTTCATTCATTTGAGCCATTCCTTTGGGGCCAGCCATCCAAGCCATAGGATTAGTTACGGCCTCGCGTCCAGCGGCTGGTACTTCACCAGTAAACTTACTTGCATTTTTAGGACCCGCCATCCAAGCTAATGGATTAGTAACTGATTCACGACCAACAGCGGCGGCCTGTTCAGCAGCTTTTGCCGCCCTATTAGCGTCATACGCGCTTTTGCCAGCTTTATAAGCCCGGTATGCAGCAGTGCCTGCACCAGTAGCAGCGCCAGCAAGAGCTAATGGGTCATCAGACAAAGCCTTTGATGCCCTTTGATTCATTCCTTGAACATCTAAACTTTGTCTTGCTTCTGGGCGGCTACGACTAGCGGCATAAGCTTCAAGTTCTTCAGCAGTAGGGCCGCGCTGGTTGCCAGTGCCGGGGTTTTTTCTACGAATAGCGTTATATGATGCAAGTTCTTCAGCGGTAGGGCCACGTTGGTTGCCTACAGAAGGACTTACTGCACCGGGATTCTTTAAGTAGCCTGTTTCAGCTGAAGGTTTAGCTGTAGATGCTGGCTTAACCGTAGATGCTGAACTAGCTACATTAGGTTTATCTGCAGGTTTACTAGCGCTCATACTAGATATACGTTCACCTTCAGAAATTTTTTCGCCTTCTTCTTTGGCGCGTCTACGCATATCATCAGTAATTAAAGGTGCTTCTACTGCGGGTGTGGGCATTTTTTCTCCACCACTACCGCCAGTAGGAGCCGCTTTGCTACCTTTAGACAGCATGTAACCAAGAGCGCCAAGCGCTGCGAGTCCTGCTAAATCACTACCCCTGCCTTTACGTGCCATGATTGTTCCTTTAGCAGGCTTTACCGCCCATGTTCATTTTGACCATGGTGCCTTTGGTTTTACCTTTGGTCTCGATGCCGCCACCTTTAGCCAGCTTGGTCATAGGCTGACCTTTGTGCAAACGGCCTTCGTGTTTATTTACAGCCTTCTGCATCATGCCTTTGTCTTTTTTAACGTCTTCGTGTTTCTTACCGCCATCGGCCATTTTGGTTGCGCCTTTTTTCTTGGCCATCATTGCCATAAAACCGGGGTTCATTTTAGAAGCCATAGTATCACCACCTTTTGCAAATTTGCGGCCCTTGTCCGCTTGGTTAAAGTCTTTCCCCACAGATTGTGGGACTCCGGCTTTCTTAGCAAATGCGGGGTTATTTGCCACAGCTGCCATGAAATTGTGTTGTTTTTTGCTTGTACTTGGCATATTAAACCTTAATGATCCAGCCTTTACCAAACACAAAACCCACGACTAAAATGCCAGTCCAAATCAGTAGTTTCTCTACAACAGTCTTACCAACTTTTTTGTAGAACTCATTTGACATCTCTTCAATAGCGATTCTGGCCGCTTCTTTAGCGATGGCTTTTTCTCTCTCGTTTAATTCAATCTCGTTCATGTCAGCACTTCCATGCTCTAAGTGATTTGTTTATGCGTGAGTCTGGGTCTTTGGCGGTCTTGGCAGAGGTTAGCTTCTTCTTCATGCCTTCCATCCTCGCACAAAAAGAGTCGCGCCGGGAGCCGCCTTCTGGCTGGGGCGGTTTCAAGTTCATGCCTTGCTTTTTCGCGGAGGCTCGCCCCTTGGCGTTCAAGCCGCCTTTGGGGTTCTTGCCTTCTTTCCTCTGCCATGCTGGACTCTTAGCCATTTTAAGCCTGCGCTTCTTTCCAGTTGATACGGGCCAGCACCGTAACCGACGAGGCCGTAGTGTTGGTAGCGGCAATGTACAAGATGTCTGGACCGTCTGGGTAAACACCGGCTTGGGTTGTCGGCACGGTGTTGTTTATACCTCCGCCACCAATGGAGTTACCCAAGTCACGAACAGCGGACAAGTCAATTGTGTTCACACCAGTAGCGTACAAGGCCGTCACAGACTCACCGCCAGCAATAGTCGCCGATGAGCTGGTGTTTGCCGCCACCTGCGCTAAAGATGATGTAACGTTGTTACCAATGGCAACCGGACCAAATGTGCCCGTAAAACCGGTTGTCACACCATTCAAAATCAAGTTCACTAACACAGCGCCAGAAGCCACCACCGCCATGTCAGTTAATTGCAACTGCATACGGTTAATGGTTTCTTTAACGCCCAGCAAACCAGTGGTATTGTTGTCGGCAGAAGGAGCAACACGAATCGCCACAATTGGAACGGTAGCACCGGGAGCAATCGTTACAGGAGTTGTTGTGCCGTAGTTGAACACCAGCGATTTGTCATCGTTGAATTGGCCGTCCATGATGACAGACGAGCCCCAGTGCGCCAAAGGAGCCGCCGTGTCGGGCGTGGAGTATTCAACCAACCATGGAGTGGTAGGTCCGGCGCTAACAAATAGCCCGTTTGAAATGCCGTACAAAAAGTTTCCAGATACGCCAACATAAGGAACGTTTGTGATCACACCGTTGCCTATCCCCGGCCCAGATACGTTTATATTCCCGCCGTTTGGGTTAAAGCCATACGTGCTTCCTATCGCTATGCTGGTGTTAAAACATGTGGCTCCCAATGCAAATGCATCGGCGGTGGTCCCCAAAATACCACGAAC